GCAATCACAAGCATTAATGCAATTATCACAAATTGGTTTACAGTTTGACGAGAGTAAATCAGAGAATCCGTTTGCATATTATACAGCGGCAATAACAAATTCGTTTACAAGGATATTAAACATTGAAAAGAAAAATCAAAATATAAGAGACGATTTATTAGAACAAGAACACATGAAGCCTTCATTTACTAGACAGAATGCAAACGAGTTAGCAACTGATTCATATAAAAAGAAAGTTAAAAGTTTACATGGTTCAGTAAGAATAGCAACAAAAACTTCTATTAAAGAGTTAAACAGAAAACTTAAAAAAGAAAACAGAAACAAAATTAGAGATGAAGATGACGATAAAAAAATTGATGACACTCTTCATAAAGACGAACACGAGATGTTAAAATATAAGGACATAAAACCTGAAGATATAAAACCTCCTGTAGCAAAGACTTGGGGTACTAGAGGTAAAAAATAACATGGCTTTTTTTAAAAAAGTTGCTTGTTTTACTGATATACACTTTGGACTAAAAGGTAATTCTAGAATACACAACGATGATTGTGAATCATTTATCTATTGGTTTATTGAACAAGCAAAAGCAGAAGGGTGCGAGACTTGTATATTCTTAGGTGATTGGCACCATCACAGATCAGCAACAAACGTTTCTACTATGAACTATACTGTTTCTAACATGGAACGTTTAGGTAAAGCATTTGAAAAAGTTTATGTAATGATGGGTAACCATGATTTATTCTATAGAGAAAAAAGAGAAATTAACTCTATGGAATTTATTAGAAACATTCCAAACATTGTAATGGTTAACGAATGGATAGAAGACGACGACGTTGCAATTATTCCATGGATTGTAGGAGATGAATGGAAAAAGATTGCAAAAATGAAAAAGAAATATGTATTTGGACACTTTGAACTTCCTTACTTTAAAATGAATGCTATGATCGATATGCCTGATGTTGGTACAATTAAAACAGATCATTTTGCAGGTTGTGAAAAAGTATTTTCAGGACATTTTCACAAAAGACAACAAATGAAAAATGTAACTTATATGGGTAATGCGTTTCCCCACAATTACGCAGATGCCGGAGACGACGAACGAGGAATGATGGTATTAGAGTGGGGTGGTGAGCCTAAGTATATTAATTGGCCGGATTGTCCAAAATACAGACATATTAAAATAAGTGAATTGTTAAAAAATGCAGACGACTTATTAAAAAGAAATATGTATGTTAGAGTTGGACTGGATATTAAAATAAGTTACGAAGAAGCAAACTTTATACGAGAAACGTTTATAGACAAATACCAATTAAGAGAATTACAATTAATACCAGAACAAATCGATCAAGCACAGCAACCAACTGTAGAAGTACAGAAATTTGATTCAGTAGATCAAATTGTTTTAAAACAATTAGAAGGTGTTGATTCTGAAACATACGACAAAAACATCTTAATGGCAATTTATAGGAATTTAGATGTTAACCATTAAAACATTATCCGTAAAAAACTTTATGAGTGTAGGTAATACTGCACAAGGCATTAATTTTGATAATAAAAGCCTTGTTCTAGTAATTGGTGAAAACTTAGACCTAGGTGGCGATGATGCCGGTGCTAGAAATGGTACAGGTAAAACAACTATTATCAATGCACTATCGTATGTGTTTTATGGAGAAGCATTAACAAGCATTAGAAGAGATAACCTTGTAAACAAAACAAACGAAAAAGGTATGATGGTTTCTGTAACTTTTGTTAAAAACAATATTACATATACTATTGAAAGAGGTAGAAAGCCTCAAGTGTTTAGATTCTACGCAAACGAAATAGAACAAAATACAGAGAGTAATGAAGCACAAGGTGAAAATAAAGAAACACAACAAGAAATTAATAAACTAGTTGGTATGACTCATGCTATGTTTAAAAACATAATTGCACTAAACACTTATACTTTACCGTTTCTTGCAACTAAACAAGCAGAGCAAAGAGAAATTATTGAGCAGTTGCTCGGTATAACACTTTTAAGTGAAAAATCAGATCTTTTAAAAGAGCAAATGAAAGCAACTAAAAACGAGTTGCAAGAAGAAAAAATAAAACTTGATGCAAAAAATGCCTCTAATGAAAAAATACAAGAATCAATTGAAAGTTTAAAAATAAGATCTAGTGCGTGGCAAAGTCAAAAAGATCAAGATTCAATAAACTTTGCTCAAGCAATAGCAGAACTAGAAAAAGTAGATATTAAAGCAGAACTAGAAGCACACAAAAAAGCACAATCACACAGTGAAAATTATTTAAAATTATTAAGTTTACAAAAAGAAAAAGCATATCATGACGATGCATTTACTAGAGCAGAAACAAATGTAACTAAAACAGAAACTGATTTAAAATTTGCAGAGCAGGCCAAATGTCCAACTTGTGAACAATCGTTACATGACGAAAAACACAAACAACTAACTGAAAATTTAATTACTACACTTTCTGAAAGTAAAGCAGATATTGAAAAAGCAAAAAGTGATCTTGCTAAAGTGCAACAAGGTATTGATGATATTGGCGATTTAGGACAAACTCCAGATACCTATTATGACAGTATTGACGAAGCATACAATCACAAAGGCTCATTAAAAGATTTACAAAGACAACTAGAACAAAATGAAATAAAAGAAGATCCATATGCAGAACAAATTGAAGAACTAAACAAAACTGCAATACAAAAAATTGATTACACAACTATAAACGAACTTGAAGATTTAAACAGACACCAAGACTTTTTATACAAATTATTAACAGCAAAAGATTCATTTATAAGAACAAGAATTATTGAACAGAACTTAACATATCTAAATCAACGTTTAGCATACTACCTAGGACAAGTAAAACTTCCACACACAGTTACATTCCAAAGTGATTTAACTGTAGAAATACAAGAACTAGGTAGAGAACTTGATTTTGATAACTTGAGTAGAGGCGAGAGAAACAGATTAATATTATCTTTGAGTTGGGCGTTTAGAGATGTATGGGAATCACTTTATCAACAGATCAACTTGTTGTTTATTGATGAATTAGTAGATGCTGGTATGGACGCATCTGGTGTTGAATCTTCTATTGCTGTATTAAAAGACATGAGTAGAACACAGCAAAAGAATATTTTCCTAATATCTCACAAAGATGAACTGGTAAGCAGGGTAAATTCTGTACTAAAAGTAGTAAAAGAGAATGGTTTTACCAATTATGAAAATGATGTGGATATTATTGTTTAGATTTTACTTGACAAAACCAGATCATACGTGCTTTAATAAAAGATATATTAATTAATAATATAAAGAAGGATATAATTATGTCACAAACACATGAACAGATCATGACAGAGATCCAAACTTACTCTGAAGAGAATCAAAAATTCACAGAGAAAGGTGTTAAAGCAAGTGCCACAAGAGCAAGAAAGGCATTAGCATCTCTTTCAAAATTGATCAAAGCAAGAAGAAAAGAAATTCAAGAAGTTAAAAACGCGGCAAAAACAGCGGCGTAATTTATTAACTATTGAGATCTCATTAAAGCCTGTGCAATTATTTTGTGCAGGCTTTTTTTATGACTTAAGGATACCTTTAATTTTTTTCTCTCTGAGAATTCCAGATCCGTGTATACGCACTCTAATATGACCATTGTAGTAATCATCAGTTTCTAAAACTTTACGTGCAAATTGTTCTCTGGCTTCTATATAAGATAACTCTGCTCTAGATTTACAATAAAAAAGTATTTCTCGTGTAAATTTGTCTTTACCAAGTTTTACAACATCTTCGGTCAAAGCATCACTTGAACCAAAATAGTCTTTCCAGTCTGATTCAACTGTATACCTACGTTTGTTTATTCTTCCTTTAAGCGGAGGTTTTGCTTTTTTAAACTCTGCTAACTTTTTACCAATATACATCCTACCATTAGTTGTATTTGTGATCTGATATACAAACCCAACTACACCCTCTGGTACTTCTTCTACTATATCTCCTTTGTACGTCCACTGCATACTACTATTTAAAGCCAAAAAGATTGACCTGAAAAAATGTTTGTGTTATATACTAGTGATAGGCAAACAGCAGATTAAATTTCTCATAGGCAAATATAGCATCTTCGTACAATAAGGGAGTTACGGTGTAACAACACAGGCGAATCCCATGATGCAAACGGCAAAAAATGATGAGGCTCTTAGAAAAAGACAAACCTCAGGTTTACCAAATACTATTGTGTAAGGGTTTGGTAGGCTCGCGTTGGATGAATGAGTTAACGGGTACAGCACAACCGCCCGGCGAAAGCAACGATACACAATGACTACGATACTCGCCACAGATTATCAAAGTTAGTTCGGCTAGAAATAGCCGAATTATGACTACTCATCTGCCACAGAATACGCAACAGTAGAAGTTGCGTTAAAAGTTATTTTCGAGATTGCGTAATTTAGAAATAAACTGAGCGTAAGCGAAAGTTTAGATGACGTAAGTCATCTTTTAGTTGAATGATTACTCTTCTTCTTCGCCAAACTTATTATATTTTTCTGACAGTACTGACTTTAATTCCGGTTCTTCTGATTCTTCAATATTGGAAACATCCTCGTCAGTTAATTCTACTTCCTTATCCGGCTCGTAATCTTTAAGTTTTTCTTTTGCTATTTTTAACAGTTCGTTTGTTGTTTCTAATTTTGCTTTAAGTGTTGCAACCTTAAGTTTTAGTTCGTCGTTTTCTTTTTTTACGCTCGCGGCGTGTTTGCCGACGTGGTCGACATCCTTGTTAGCATTCTCTAATCTTATAAGAATTTGCTTATTACGGCTTTCTTTGTGAGAAACTGCCTTATGCAGGTCGTCCTTTTCTAAAGTAAGGTCTTTTATGGTATTTTTTAGTTCTGAGACTAAATCTGATTGTGACATATGTTCATTTATTTAAAGAGGTCTGTATTCCATTATAGTATACTATAATTCTAAAAAAATGGTTGTCCGGTTTTCTTGGCAGTTTCCAAGTTCTCTTTTATTATGTCTGCAATTATTTTTCTTTCGTCTACAGATAAGTTTAAGGATTCTTGCCATGTTACGCCACCTCGCATATACCAACATATTTTAAGCAATTCGTGTTTAATATTTTTAGATTCATTTTCTAAATCTTTGAAAAAAGTTAAAATGTCAGATTCCGTGAGTGTCAGCAACTTTATCCGAAAAAATTTGCGTTATCAAATGTGATCGGTACCTCGTATGTTGCTGGGGCACCTTTCTTAATTTGCTCTTCTGTGGATTTTGCAGTCATAGGTTTTAAAGAACCTTGCTGTCTTATTTTAACCAATGCGGCTTCTAACTCTTGAACCAATTTTGCATCTGCGTTCTCAATGAATTCACTTATCTGTGCTGAATCAGATACTTTGTCACCAGAAGGTAGAGTTATTGTTTCAATGTTATCCAACAGCAATTTTGAATTTAGTTCAGTTAATGTTTTAAAACTTTCACTAAACATTTTTGCTTTATCTTCGTCTTTCAACGTTGATGAATTTACCTGTAGATATTTTCTTTGCTGTTCAAATGTTTTTAATTGAGTCTCAGTCATCATTTTATAAGTTAACGGTTTTACTTTTATTTTCATTCCGTTTTTTAATGTTGCTTCTTCTTTAATATCTACGTTGTGAATCTGCTCAAGCATACTAGGTAAGTTAACTGAATGACTTACTGCATCGTTTGTTACCGGTACTTGAGTGCTTACTTCCATACTTTCACCATAACCTGCAATTCTAATTGCAATTAAAACAGTATCTACATCGTAGTTTACAAGTTTCCATGGATCTTTGATGTCTGGCACACACGATTTTATTACATCAACCGTAGATTGTCCACTCATCATTGAGTCTGGTGTTTTAAACGCCAGGTCGTCTTTGGCTGTCATAGGTAATACTGCGTGTTCACCTGTTTCAGATGGTGTTACTATGTCTTCGGAATAGTACTTTCCGCCAGAGGGGAACTTTATATAGATTGCTGGCTGTCTATAAAATTTTGTTAAAGGGTTCTGTTTTTCTTCCATTTTCTTCTTCTATAAATATACTTTGTTAACGTATGTATGTCAATATTTATATGCGTATATAATGGTGCTAAAAAACTATGGATGAAAAAGAACTAAAACAGATGCTTAATGAGGCTTTCACAGCCTCTGATATCAAAAAATTCCAGTCTGAACTAAAGAATGCCGCCAATGTAACCAAAACAATTACAGCGGCCGAGAAGAAATCACTGGAAGGACTGCTTAAAAGCAGAGAAGCACTAATCAAAGCAGAAGGCAACTTACGAGGACACTTCACCAAGTTCGGTAAACGATTAGGAATGACCGATTACCTTGCTGTTAAGTTTGGTAAGGGATTAGAATCAACAACATCGTTTGCTGGTAAATTTGGTTCAGCAATATACCAAGGTACAGGACAGATACAAGACTTTACTAACACTCTAAAAGAGTTTGGTCCAATAGGGGAAATGTTTGCCAGACTAGGTGGCGTTGTTGGATCCAGTCTGGATATGTACAGAACTCTGTCTGATGTTGGAGCATCATTTAGTCAAAATTTAGTTGTTATGAGAGAAACTGCCGCGAGAGCAGGATTACCTTTAAATGATTTTGCAAACATGGTTGGGAAAAATTCTCAGGAACTTGCAAAACTTTTTGGAACAACATCTCAAGGTGCAATACAATTTTCAAATCTTTCAAAACAATTAAGATCAACATACATCGAAGACCTTGCACCACTTGGACTTACTGTTGAACAATTAAACGAACAACTATTAACATCATTCTCACTACAACGAAGATCAGGACATTTTGAACAAATGACTGATGCTCAACGAGTTGCCTCAGGTGCAAATCTGATCAAACAAATGGACAGGTTGGCAAAACTTACAGGTGCTCAAAGAGATGCTATTGCCGAACAACTAGAACAACAAATGACTAATGCTAGATTTGTCGCGGCGATGAATGACTTGCCAGAAAATATTGCGACTAATATGAGAATGTTTTCAGCAGGTATAAGTGAAATTGCTCCAGGTATAGGCGTGGCATTAGAAGATGTTATTGCAACAGGCGGAAATCCAGTAACCGAAGCAGGTATTAATTTGGCAATGTCAATGAAAGGTATCACTCCTATTATTAAACAACTTCAAGCAGGCACAATAGATGTAAGCACAGCAATGGAGTTAATGAAGATTGAAGCACAAGGCAGTGAAAAATGGTTAAGAGATGTCGCAAAAACTGGTCAAGTTTCTTTCGTAGATGAATTGTATCCAACTGTTAACGCCATAGCAAAAGCAAATTTAGATCAAGTAGAGGCAACAAAAGAGTCAAATGATGCGGCAGATAAACTTACACAAGAATTAACAGAATTCCAAAATGCGGCAAAAAATCTTTCCAGTGCATTCCAAGGAACGGAAACGAGTTTCTTAAAATTTATTGGAAACCTTTTAGGAACAGGTGTCGGATCACTTAACGAAACAATGAACAATCTTGCTGGAGACATTAAAAAAATGGGCGAAGGAACTCAAGCCGCTTTATACGCCGCTAAAGAAATTGTAACAACTGGTGCAAGTATGTTAAGAGAAACTGCACCTATTACAGCAGGAACTTATGCCGCTTTAAGAATGTGGGGACCAATGGGACCAGGCGGACTTGGTGGTGGTGCTTTAGGCAAAACAGGAAAACTTGTAAAAAATGTAGCCAAAGTAGGTGGTGGAGCAGTAGGTGTTTCTACTATGGGTATGGGAGGTAACATAGCAGACCAGGCAGAAACAACGGCCGGCAAAGCATTAGGTGTAGGAGCAAGTGCGGCCGGTGGTGCATTAACAGGAGCCATGATAGGATCTGTTGTTCCAGTAATTGGAACAGCAATAGGTGCCGCGGTAGGTGGAGTACTTGGTGCAGGTTGGGGATTATTCAGAGGTTCTGATTATGACGACGTTGCCGCTGAAAAACTAGGATTAAACGGAAAAGCCAGAGGAACCGTAGGAACAACTGGTAATTTAAGAGAAATTAATGATAATTTGTCTACAATTCATGCAGGTGAAAGGGTATTAACTAAAGCAGAAACAGATTCTTACCTTTCTAGCCAAGCAACAGGTGGCGATAGTAACGCATTTTTGTCAATGAATACTACATTTAACGCCATGAATACTAAAATGACATCAGTTGTTAACGAAATGAAAACATTTAATAAGAACGTAAATACGTTGGTAAGTATCGAAACTGATATTGCAAGAAATACAGATAAAACACAAAGAAGACTTGCAAACCAGAGTGAAAGTATTGTATAATAAGTTATGGCTTGGAAAAAATATTTTAAAGACGCAAACCTTTCTCCCATTTCGGGAGACAGTAGACCTAATTTTGCGAAGAGAAATTATTCTTCGTATCTACCTGATGTATATACAGGACACCCAAATAGAATTCAAAGATATTTTCAATATGATCAAATGGATTCGGATTCAGAAATTAATGCGGCACTAGATATACTCGCAGAATTTTGTTCACAAAAGAATCAAGAAAACGAAACACCATTTAACATTATATTCAAAGACGAAGTTACTAGTCACGAAGTTAAACTTTTAAAGAAAGCACTTCAACAATGGACAAAAGCAAATCAATTTTCAAAAAGAATTTTTAGAATTTTTAGAAATGCATTAAAATACGGAGATTGTTTCTTTGTAAGAGATCCTGAAACAAACAAATGGCTTTATATTGACAATGCAAAAGTTGACAGAATTGTTGTTAACGAATCAGACGGCAAAAAGCCTGAACAATATGTAATCAGAGATATTAATCCAAACTTACAAAGATTAAGTGCAACATCTATAACACCTAACCAAGTTTATGGTGGAGGCGGAACAACCGGCGGTGCACATAGTCAAAATTATGCAGGAGCAGGGCAAGGATCTAATATGACCAACGCCTCAACTGCCGCGGCTGGTGGTAGATTCTACAGAACAATGAATCAATACAGTATTAATGCAGAAAACGTAATTCATTTAACAATGTCAGATGGTTTAGACAACTTATTTCCGTTTGGACAATCAGTATTAGAACAAGTATTCAAAGTTTACAAACAAAAAGAATTATTAGAAGACGCAATTATCATTTACAGAGTACAAAGAGCACCTGAAAGAAGAGTGTTCTATATTGATGTAGGTAATATGCCAACACACTTGGCGATGCAATTCGTTGAGAGAGTTAAAAACGAAATTAATCAAAGAAGAATTCCAAGCACATCGGGTGGTGTTAACTATGTTGATGCAACTTATAACCCAATGAGCATTAACGAAGATTACTTCTTTCCGCAAACAGCAGAAGGAAGAGGATCAAAAGTTGACACACTACCGGGTGGTACAAACCTAGGTGAGATAGATGATTTAAGATTCTTTACAAATAAACTGTTTAGAGGATTAAGAATTCCAAGTTCTTATCTTCCAACAGGAGCAGAAGATGGCGGACAACAGTATAATGACGGTAGAGTTGGAACTGCGTACATCCAAGAATTAAGATTTAACAAATATTGTATGAGATTACAATCAATGTTGTCACCAACATTTGATACTGAATTTAAAGTTTGGGTTAAAAGCAAAGGTTACAATTTAGATAACGGTATGTTTGAAATTAAATTCAATCCACCACAAAACTTTGCGGCATATAGACAAACAGAAATGGATCAAGCAAGAGTAAACACATTTACAGCAGTTGCAGACTTACCTTATATGAGTAAAAGATTTGCATTAAGCAGATATCTCGGTCTATCAGAAGAAGAGATGGCAAGAAATGCTGATCTTTGGGCAGAAGAAAATGCAGTATCTCAAAAATCACAAACTAAATCAACACAGTTAAGAGGCGGCGGAGTTTCACAAGCAGGAATATCATCAGATTTAGATCAGTTTGAAGAACCAGAAGCACCAGATGGAGCACCACCACCAGAAGGACAAACACCAGACCCTAAAGGTGGCACAGGTGGCGGAACACCAGGCGGAGTACCACCAACTCCAGGCGGAACAAACACACTATAAGGTTAAATATAGAAAATGAAACTATTTGAATTCTTTAGATACGGTGAAGACGGCTTTGAACAGGATAAAAACTATAATCCTGAGCAAGATATTTCTATATTAGACAAAGCAGACACTAGAAAAACAAGATTATCACTTAAAGATATTAAAGATATCAGATTATCTGCAGAAGAGCATGATGCTCAACAGCACGAAGAAGCCATCTTCGTTCAGAAGATGTATGGAGCACCACCAACAGAAGATACATTATAAGTGTAATGGAAGTTGCATTTGTACTAGGCAATGGAGAGTCTCGAAAAGGCATCCAGATCGAAGATCTAAAGAAAATAGGTAAAGTTTTTGCCTGTAATGGAGTATATCGTACTGATACTCCTGACGTATTAGTTGCTGTTGATCCTAAAATGCTGTTAGAAATAGCAGAAAGTGACTACATGGACAATAATATAGTATGGTCAAATTATAATGCCATGTACGAAAAGCATTCTAAAATTATAGAAAAAGTACAATTCTTTCAACCGTCATTAGGTTGGTCGTCTGGCCCTACTGCTTTAAAGTATGCGGCTGATCATAAACCAAAAACTATCTACATACTAGGTTTTGACTACCAAGGACACACAGATAAGCAAAATAAACGATTTAATAACTTGTTTAAAGATACAAGGAACTATAAAAAGTCCACTGAAGAAGCAACTTTCTTTGGAAACTGGATGAATCAAACCAAACGAGTCTTAAAAGACTATCCGAACACAGAATTTATTAGAGTAACCCCAAGAGGATGGTTCCGTCCGAATGATTTGGAGTGGAATAAAAATTTAAAGCACATAGATATCGAAGAGTTTCTGAAGATACATAGTTTACAACTGCGGTTTTAATCAAAAACCAACGAAAATCCTCCGTTTTTGTCAAATATCACGCCCTAAATACGGCTCGTCTGTTAAATATGTATTACTTAATTAAGTTTAATGCCGAATCTAAAAAGGAGCACGAGTCATATGACACAACCAAGCAATAAGTTCGAAGCATTATTGGATTTGCTTATCAACGAAGAAAATGATAAAGCGGAACAAATGTTTCACGAAATAGTTGTAGAGAAGTCTAGAGATATCTATGAGAACCTAGCATCTACAGAAACTAAAGAAGAGTCTGTTGAAGAGACTAAAGAAGAAACTAAAGAAGAAACTAAAGAAGAAGTTAAAGAAACTGAAGCATCTGAAGAAAAAGCAGATGACAAAGTAGAAGAAACTTCAAAAGAATCTAAAGACGAAACTGTTGAAGAAACTGCAGAAGAAAAAGCAGAAGAAAAAGCAGAAGAATCAGCAACAACTGAAGAAGAGTCAATTGAAGAAGTTGGTGGCGACGCTACTGATGATTTAGTTAAAGACATCGCTTCAGATGAAGAAGGTGATGCAGAAGCATCAGCAGACGATATGGGTGCTGATATGGACGCAGGCGCTGAAGAAGGCGACACTGAAGAAAGAGTTTCAGATTTAGAAGATGCTTTAGAAGATTTAAAAGCAGAATTTGAAAAAATGATGGGATCTAGCGATGAAGAAGGTGAACAAGCACCAGAAGAAACTATCGCACCAGCATTAACTCCAGAAGTAGGAATGGAAAGCAAAGAAGCAAAAGAAACTGTTAAAGAATACAAAGACACAAAAACTGCTGACAACGCCGACCATGCAGATGTTAAATCATCTCCTGTGGCTTCAAATGCAAAAGCACCGACTGGCGCTTCAGCACACAAAATTGGTGGTGCAGAAGAATCAGGAAGAGCGGCACCAACATCTGCAAAGATGACTGATGCTACAACTGAGCCAAAGATGAAAGAAGTTAAAGCAGACCATAAAGATGGTACTGACGCTTCTTCTAAAAAATCACCAGTAGTTGCCGCTAAAAAGTAACAACTGGTTTTTAAAGGAGTCAACTGATGTCTTTACATCTTAAAGAACACTTAACGTACGATCAGGCTAGAATGTCTATTATTCACGAAGGTGAAAATGGCAAAGACTTGTACATGAAAGGGATTTGCATCCAAGGTGGTATTAAAAATGCTAACCAAAGAATTTACCCAGTAAATGAAATTGGCAAAGCAGTTAAAACACTAAACGATCAGATCTCTTCAGGGTACAGTGTTCTAGGAGAAGTAGATCATCCCGACGATTTAAAGATTAATTTGGACCGTGTGTCTCACATGATTACTGAAATGTGGATGGACGGACCAAATGGATATGGTAAAATGAAAATTTTACCGACACCAATGGGTCAACTTGTCAAAACAATGTTAGAGTCAGGTGTGAAATTAGGCGTGAGTTCCAGAGGTAGCGGAAATATTTCCGAGTATGGAAACGGCGAAGTTTCAGACTTTGAGATTATCACTGTTGATGTTGTGGCCCAACCTTCGGCACCAGGTGCTTATCCTACGCCAATTTACGAACACCTTATGAATAGTAAGGGTGGTAACATGGCAAAAGGACTGGCGGCAGAAGTGAGAAATGACAGCAGAGCACAAAAGTATCTTAAAGATGCTTTAACCAACATAATAAAGGACCTAAAATAATGATAGACGCAATATCTAAATTAGTTGAGTCTGGAGCAATATCAGAAGATACGCAGAAAAGTATCCAAGATGCTTGGGATTCACAAGTAAAAGAAAACAGAGAAGGCGTTTCTGCAGAATTAAGAGAAGAATTTGCTAAAAGATACGAGCATGATAAATCAAACATGATCGAAGCAATTGACAAAATGATGACTGATAAGTTATCAGAAGAAATCTCTAAATTCGTTGAAGACAGAAAAGCACTTGCTCAAGAGAAAATCGCTTATAAAGAAAACGTAGGCGCACACTCTAATAAACTTCAGGAGTTTGTAATGACTAAACTTGCTGAAGAATTAAAAGAACTACACGGTGACCGAAAAGGTGTTCACGAAAACTTTAAGAAAATGGAAGAGTTTGTTGTTAATGCTCTTGCAAAAGAAATTAAAGAATTCCATGAAGACAAAAAAGGCGTTGTGGAAACTAAAGTCAAATTAGTGGCTGAAGCGAAAAAACAAATGGCTAAGATGAAAGAAGCATTTATTTCTAAGTCTGCTAAAATTGTTGAACAAGCAGTTACTAAAAAATTGGGCGAAGAACTTGCTCAACTTAAAGAAGACATTACTAAGGCTAGAGAATCTAACTTTGGTAAAACTATTTTTGAGGCATTTGCATCTGAGTACCAGGCTTCTTATCTCAACGAGAAGTCAGAGACTGCAAAACTAATGAAAGTTGTTGACGAAACAACATTGAAATTAGCAGACGCCGAGAAATCCATAGAAGAGAAAAAAGCGGTGATTGAATCCAAAGAGGCGGAAGCCAAAAGAAACGCGGATTTAATGGAACGTAAAGAAACTATGGCTGAGTTGCTTAGACCACTAGGCAAAGAAAAAGGTGAAGTTATGAGTCAACTGTTAGAATCAGTTCAAACAGAAAAACTTGAAACATCATTTAACAAGTATCTACCTCACGTGATGGCTGACAAGGGTGAAACTGTAAAAGAAACTAAAGCAAAAGTTATTACAGAATCATCTGGAGACAGAGCACAGAGGGAAGATGCAGAAATAACAGACATCCGTAAATTAGCGGGTGTTTAAACTATAAACTAAAGGGGAAAGATACAAATGTCAGAAATATTTGAATCTAAATGGAGCGAAACTAAAACCGCTCTAACTGAAGGTTTAGAAGGTAACAAGAAAAAGACTATGGACGTTATCTTAGAAAATACTAAAAGGTATTTGTCTGAGGCGTCTACTGCTGGTGCTACAAGTGCCGGTAATGTTGCCACTCTAAACAGAGTGATTCTTCCAGTAATACGTAGGGTTATGCCTACTGTTATAGCGAACGAGATCGTTGGTGTACAACCAATGACTGGTCCGGTTGGACAGATTCACACACTAAGAATAAGATATGCAGATACATCAGCAGGTACTACAACAACTGTACCAGGTGAAGAAGCATTATCTCCATTCAAAATAGCAGAAGCATACTCAGGTGATAACTCTTCTACAAAAGCGGCTTCTACAGCGGCTTTAGAAGGTAACGCAGGAAAAAGATTGTCAATTCAAATCCTAAAGCAGGCAGTTGAAGCGAAAAGCAGAAAACTATCAGCAAGATGGACTTTTGAAGCGGCACAAGATGCTCAAGCACAACAAGGTATCGATGTAGAAGCAGAAATCATGGCGGCTTTGGCCCAAGAGATTACTGCTGAGATTGATCAAGAAGTTATCCAGTCACTAAGATCATTAGCGACTACTCAGGAAACTTATGATCAAGCGGCTGTATCAGGTACTGCAACTTTCGTTGGTGACGAACACGCGGCTTTGGCTGTACAAATCAACAGAGTTGCTAACAACATCGCGGCAAGAACAAGAAGAGGCGCTGGAAACTACGCAGTAGTATCTCCAACTGCTTTAACTATTCTTCAATCAGCAACAACTTCAGCGTTCGCAAGATCTACTGAAGGTACTTTTGAAGCACCGACTAACACTAAATTTGTTGGTACGTTAAATGCTTCTATGAGAGTATACGTTGACGGATACGCAACTGATGCCACTCCGGTATTAGTAGGATACAAAGGTTCAAGTGAAGCAGATGCTCCGGCATTCTACTGCCCTTACATACCTTTAATGTCTTCAGGTGTTGTACTTGATCCATCAACTTTCGAACCAGTAGTTGGTTTCCTAACAAGATACGGTTACGTTGAATTAACGAACACTGCATCTTCATTAGGTAACGCGGCTGACTACGTTGCGAAGTTGCGATCACAAACGGTAACTTGAAGTTTGCATAATCTATTTTGATTATTCAAAATTGAATTTAAGAGGGCGGGTATATTTTTATACTCGCCCTTTTTCTTTACTAACACAAGAGAGGGAAATAATATGCTTAAGAATAAATGGTTATGGGCAGGTGCAGTAATAGTTGTAGCATTAGTGTTATGGCAAATGGGTATCATGACTCCAGCAGAAGTACCAGCAGACGCACAGTAATAAACAAATTTAAATCTTAAGGGCGATGCATTTTTATCGCCCTTTTTTTTACGACTTAAATATCATATATGAAACATCTTCTTACTAATGGTTGTTCTTTCATGACAACAAGAAACACCCACGAATGCAGTATTCAAACACACGCCGGTATGGAAGTTGCAAAGCATTACAATCTTGAACACATTGGTATAGCAAAAGGTGGCAGAGGTATGGATAGAACTGCACTAACAACTATAACATGGTGTGAAAAAAATAGAGCAATACTAGATGATACATTTGTATTAATAGAGTGGTCAACAGCATCTCGACTTGATTATCCGTCCAATGATAAAAACTTTAAGAAACTTGAAGGGTTAGACACTTGCTGGCATTCAATAAAACTAAATGATGACCCAGCATTTGGATTCTTTTTTAAACAAAAAAATATGCACTTCAATGAATACATAAGACTTAGATATTATCAAAATGTATTGCTGTTGCAAAATTATCTTAAGGTAAACAACATAAATTATCTAATGTATAATGGATTAGAAACTAGAAAAAATTACAAATCTTCTAATCCGGATTTCAAATTGTATGATGCAATAATAGATGACAAACATTTTTTTGACAAAACAACATCTCATCATGATTGGAATAATCCAAATGATAGAGGTAACGCAAATAATTACTTTATTAGTAAAACTGACCACCACCCAACACAAAAAAGTCATGAAGAATGGGCACAACTGTTAATTGCTCATATTGATAGAAATAACCTTCTAAAAAAATAATATACTAACTTAATTGTATTTTTTTTACTGTCACTTGATTCACAGACAAAATATGATGTTATTATAACCAAAAACTCGACTCTAAATATTTCACGTTTCGATTAACAAAACTTTTTGAGTAACGAAAGTTTTAGAAACTTTAACAAGAAAAAGGAGATCCACAATGGATATCATGAAACAAGTTAAAGGATGGGCGGCGGCACTCGCTGATGCAGGAATGAGTTTAATTGCATTGGGTATCGTTTTAGAAATCCTTTTCAACGGTCACGGTATTCCGTTCTGGCCACATATTTCTGTAATAGGAAATATCCAGGGCGTATTGCAAGGCTTTTCAGATCAAGGTTTGATCGGATTAGTAGCAATTTGGATTTTATATCATATCTACAACAGAAAATAATATAAAAATCTAGAAATACTCCAAACCTTAACGAGTGGTGTGACTGCTTATTCTTTTTGCACCACTCGTATAATAAAATCAAAATTTTAATAAATACACACGTCTATAGAGAACTAACAATTATGTTAGACTTATGCGGAACCAACCGCGTAGACCTAAAACGTCAAGGAGGACAATAAAATGGGAAGACCAATCAAAAAAAGTAAAATGTCTGGCGATGCAAATGCATTCGGTGGCGACCTTTCAGGAAAAATAGCAGTAACGGCTTACAGACCATCAGGTGGTTCAAAAGTTGATTCAACTACGGCTTACATAGTTTCACAAAGAGGATCTAGAAAGTTTAAAATACACTTAGAAGATTCATCTGAAGCAGTGTATGAATTGAAAGCAGTTGCACCAGGTTCATTAGCAAATACATCAAACCAGTTCTGTGTACAACTTATATTAGATGACTCAACAGTTGCTTATGTAAGTAAATTCTTTAACAACACAGTACACTATGTTACGGCGGGTGGTGCAACAGGTTCTAAACCTTACACACTAAAAGCAGAAGGAACTGACGAAGGTCAAGATTCTGGTAAAGCGAACATAGACGTTAGATAATACTTAATCAAGTAAAATTACGTGCTTTTGGGGGAGTATAATGCTCCCCCATTCTTTACATAAATAATAGCAATATGTCAAAAACGGTAAGAAGTTCACAAAATTATACAATCAAAGCAGGTGCAGGATCTAGCGGTTCTCATAGAATAACACTTGACGCAAAAGATGTTAGAATACCTGGCAACTTAAATGTTGATGGTACACAAACAACAATAAATTCAACTACACTGACTCTAGAAGATCAGTTCATGGAAGTTAACAGAAATAACTCCACAGCAGGAGCAGAAGACTCAGGAATATTTTTTAACCAAGGTTCAAGCAACAATCAAATATTTTTCTTTGATGCAGATCAAACAGAATTTGTATTAGGATCAACAACACACGGATCAACAGTAAACACTATTTCAAACATTACACCAGGCCAACTTAAAATAGCAACAACTCCAGCACAAGGTGACCACGCCGCATCAAAAAGTTATGTGGACGCACAGGTATCAGGTGGTGGATTTAATATTGGATTCAGAGGTGATGACTCGGCAGTAGTAGCAGTTACTACTGGAAACTCAGTGCATATTGCAGGAGCAACAAACTTATCAACTGCGGCAACTGAACCAGACACAGTAACAATAAGTTTAAGCAGAGATTTAAATGGAATAGATTCTGTTAGTACTGACAGATCAAATCAGGATTTATTATTAACAGCAAATGGTACTGGATCTGTGGTAATTGATGACGTTTTATCGTTTTCAAACATGGCAACTGACCCAACAGCAACAGCACAAACAAAAGTATACAACAAAACAGCAGGCGGCGGCGGAACTGGACTGTATTTTAGGAACAGTGCAATTGGTTCTGGTGCGGTAGGAGAACTGATAAGTAAAAGTAAAGCAACGGCATTAGCCATTGCATTAGGATAAAAATATGGCGATAACAAATTTTCAAGTAGCGGCAACAACTGGCTCAGCGGCCTTTACTGCATCTGCGGACACGGCTGTTACAGTAATTTACATCACTAATAAAACTGACGGTGATGGAACTGTTGACATATATGTTACACCAAATGGTGCATCAGTAAGTGCAAATCATTTAGTATATTCGCAATTATCAGTTAAAGCCAGAGACACTTACATTATCGATACAGAAAAAATGATTTTAGAAACAGGTGCAAAAATTTATATTGCATCACCAGATTCAGCGGCACAGTTCAACGCAACAATCTCAACTATAGGATTATAATACCATGGGTAGATGGGTAAAAAATCCAAGAAGCATTTCAGGAAGTTCAACAGGTGGAGGTAATCCTTTACCAGTAGGAACAACTGCACAAAGACCTGCAACTTCATCAGCAGGAACAATGAGATATAATTCAACTCTAAATATGTTAGAATTCCATAATGGTACAGAATACGTTCAAGTAAGAGGTGCTGTTAA